CGTTCAACGGCTCAAGCTGATAATCGCTTGTCTGCCAGGTGATGTCATACGTCACACCGTCACTGGAACTTTTCAGAGTCGTCACAGAAATGATGTCGTCAGTGGTCACTGTGTAAATGTTTGTCGGGGCATAAACGCGCGTCCCAGTCGTGCTGTAAAACACGCGCTCACAATAGCCGTCAATCTCCCGGCTGGCAGACTCAATGGCCAACTCAAGCAACGAATCGTCAATGGAATCCTGCACGCGCAACGCTGCCTTCAAATCAGCAAGCGTGCAATACCCGTTCGTGATAGCCATGCTTCTAGTTTACCGCGTCACACCCATAAAACAGGTGCGCCGTCAGTCACCCCAATCGTTTGCCCGACGAATCTTTAGAGACCACTCGCCCGCAGTCACGTCGTCACGGTCAACCTTCCGCACAAAATAAACCTCATTAGCGTTATACGTTCGCGCGTTTTGCGCCGCCCACTCAGTTGCGTGAACCGTCCCCTGCTTCACATGAAAATGAGGCGCGCTTGCCCGATAGATTTCGACGCCCGCAACTTCACACCGTCGCTGGTAATCGTCATCCTCAAAGTTCGCGGGGTAAAGGTTCTCATCAAACAACCCGACCTTATCCACCACATTCTCACCCACACCAAAGAACTGATAATGCGGCCACTCATCCGAAATCGTCAACCGATCCGGCAAACACTCGCGCGCAAACTTCTCCAACGCGCCAGGCTCAAACACCACATCATCACTCGCCACCAACCACCACGGGGCAAACGGTTGCAGTTTGATACCAAGATTCCACGACCCAGCACACCCAAGATTTGCCGGCATATTCAACACCCGATAATCCGCTACACAATCCGGTATTGAATCAGTGCCCTCGAAGTCCGCGTTCGGGTGGTTGTTGATAATGATGAGCAACCCCACCGGGTAGTCAATGCTTTTCAGCATTTGAGTGAGTAGGTCGTGCCGGGTCAACGTTGGCACAATCATGCTAGGAATCATTACGCCCCCTAAACCAAAACGCGGGGCCATCCAACACCGCGGCGGGCAGGTCAGGTAAGTCAGCAAGTTGTGTCATAGGGTTGCCGTTCTCCACCGCTAAACCCTCTAGCCAACACTTCTCCACCCAGTCGTCCATGTTCTCGCGCACAAGTTCCTGATGAGAGAAGTTGCGCCATTTTGTTTGCAAATCTTGGAGACTCAGAAAAGATGAGAAGTGCCAACCGCCACGAATCGGCAACAGGTTCTCCCGCGTGCGAATCAAGTCAACAATGTCTTTGTCTTTGAAATGCCCGAGTGCACCCGAAAGGGAAGCCCACTCCACCTGTTGAAACCACCGCGCCGACATCTGATATTTCGTTATGTGCCAAACCGACAACTCAGGCCGTATCAGCTCAACGTCGAGAAACTCGTCAACATCGCACACGGCCACGAGAGCATCATCCGGCAACCCGAGACTTAGCAAGTAAGCGAACGCCTCGCGCCGAAACGCATACTCATTAGCCCACGGGTCAGGATCAGTGCCACCCTCCACAACGTAGTGCAACACGTCATCTATATGCCTTAAATCAGACACCGGCTTATCCAACCCAGTAAACGAACGATTCGACTCATAAACAATCGTCAAATCGGCGGCCATATGTTGCAGACGCGCTTGCAACATTTCCGCCTCACCGGAATACGACACAAAATCAACTAGCAAAATACTCCCTCAAGAACGGCAACCAACCCCACTTCCAGACCCGTTCAGCATCGAACTGAGACGCGAACTCACGGGCAACCTTAGACGCGCCCCTAGGGGCTTTGTACGCCTCCACAAGAGCACTGTGAATGGAATCTACGAGCGGTATCTGCCACCATGCTTTTTGCGGTTCATCCCAAAACGGGACACCCTGCAACAACCAACCATCTTCCGCCACTAGGTCGGCACTCGCCGCCCAACCGGACGCGATTACACGACAACCCGAGGCCTGTGCCTCGACGACAGGAATCCCGAAACCCTCGCCATAAGACGGATTAGCCAACACGTCAAACGCACTATAAAGCGCAGCCATATCCTCTTGTGAGTAGCCTTTGCGCAAACGGTCACGCTCAGGAAAAATGACCGACTCAGGTGGGACACCACACGCTTGCAACAAAACCGGCAAATCAAACCCGCCCATCGCGCTAGACGGTTCGCTGTGAATGTACAGTTTCGATTTCGGGTAAGACTTCAAAAAGATAGACCACGCCAACACCATTTCGCTGTAAGCCTTGCGGTGAATCAAACCATTTGCTTTGTTGGCTGACACCACGCCCACCAGAAATTCGTCAGGCTTCACGCCCAAATAATCGCGCGCCTTCACCCCGTCGCTCATAGTGTCCCGAGGCTTGAACACCTTAGTGTCAATGGCGTGCGGGATGTAAGTGCTGGCGATACCCGCCGCCTCAAGTTGCCGTTGCCCATGAGGTGACATTGTGACCGGCGTCACATTCGGCCTTAACAACCACTTCGCAACCGCCGGAGGCAAACTCATGTGATCAAGCGGAACCCAACTAATAAACTTCGCCGGAAAATCATTACGCGCCGGCACATCGTTGAAAACCCAAACGTCATACAACGTCAACACCGCATCAGGCACACCCGGATTCTGCCCCACCCAATCCTCATGCCACGGCTGAATCACATCATCGCTGTACTGTTTGAACCCTCGCGGGTAATGAGGAATCTTCTTACCAGCAAACTCAAGCTCACCAGGGGAACCCTCAAGCCCGTAATTACTGAGTGCCGCCACCTTAATACCGTGGCGCACCATCTTCTCCACCAACATTGCACCCTGTTGCCCATAACCAGTTGGCTGCCCGGGCGAATTAGACACAAGTGAAATGAGGCCGTCTATTTGTTCGTAGGTCATGCCAAAAGTTTAGCCCGAAAAATGTCTAAAAAAGTTTGCAAAATAAGTTGACACACGCCAGCAAATCATTAAACTTATATATATAGGGCGAAGCAGATAGCCCCCCAAAGAAAAGGAAACCAAAATGTTCTTCAAAAACACAACCGTCTACAAGGCCTACAACACCGAGCGCGGCGCACTCAACTACATCGCTCGCAACTTCGCAAACGACACCAGCGTGACCGTCAAGTTTGCTGGTTCTCTTTACTACGTGGTAGGTGCATAATGAACATCTCAGTAACCATGCACATCGACGGCATCAGCACAAACCAAAACATCGACAACCTCAGCAACGAGGAACTCAAAAACATTGTGCTCATGGCTCAACTCGGCGGCATCATCATCGACATCAAATCAATCACACAGATTCACAACGAACTGTGGGACGACCGTAAAGGTGGCCCACGTTGTGACCTCGCGTGGGATCAAGAGTTCTGCGAGGCACTCGAGTGGCACGCATCAATGAACGACGAAGACGACGACGAATAACACGAACAAAAGAAATACCCCCGGTGAACCTACAACACCGGGGGTATTTCAGTCTTTGGGCTTTTTAGGCGGTTCCGCCAACGAAGTACTTCACGCTGTCAGCAGCGAGACCCGAGTCACCACGCCAAGTCACGCGGAATACCGTGGAATCGGTGTTGAAGGCGTAGTCAGTCGAAGTAGCAACCTGAATACCGCCGGCCTGACGAACAACAAAGTCATCAAGCTTTCCGTAAACGATGGACTTCGATGCGGCAGTAGCAGCAACAGCCGGCATGGAAGCGTTCTCGTGGATCACGTTGCCCATCAGGTAATCGCGGCCATCAACCGAAATTGACGGTGCGAAAATGAAGTTACCTGCGGTGTCCTTGATCTTACGAATCGCGGCGAGAGCCGTGGTTGAAACCATGAACCCGTAGGAAGCGCGGTTGTCACCGGCTACCGAGTAGGTCAGGTCAACGAGGTTCTCGTAGGTAGGCGCGCCAGAAGTGGCCGTTCCCGTGACTCCCGAACCGGCAGCCGTGACGATACCCGTGGGCTCCACTGTTCCGGTTCCCGTGGTCAGTTTCGCGCCAGCATCAAACGCAATCTCACGCGAAGAAATGCGAGCAACGAGGTCAAGAAGGTTCACGCCACTGTCAGCAATAATCTCGTTCGACAGGCTAACCAGTGCACCGAACTTGTAAGCACCAAGGTTCAACTGGCTAAGAGTCGGGTTGGACTCAGAAATAGCCGAACCAGCAGCAACCTGACCGTAAGTTCCCGCAGCCGTAACCTTAGGAATCTGCAGTGTGTTGCCACCCGTGGTGGTGATAATCGTGGACGTGCTAAACAGCGGGTTGCTGTTCTGAAGGAACTCGAACACCTGAGCGTAGAAGTCGTAAGGAACGACACCCTGACCGCTGGTAGGCGTAAGCGCGGCGCGGAACTCGTGTCCACGCATTTCGCCCATAGCAATGCTACGAAGAATCGCAGAATCGTCACGAGCCTCAACAGCAGGAACGAAACCGCGAGCGGCCTCAGCAACCTCAGCCTGACGCTCCTCCGAGCGACGTGCTACAGCAATGCCGTTGTCAATGTCGGCAATACGAGCCTCGAGACGCTCAACGTGTCCCAGGTCGTCAACGGTGAGGCCACGAGCCTCAGATTCAGCCCGATCAAGGATGTCACGAACCTGAAAAATCAGGTTAGCGCGTTCCTCAGTCTGGCCCTTAATGAAATCACTCATTGTGAATACTCCAAAGGTAGAAAGGATTATGAACGGCAACCGCTGACGGAAAACCTAGCGTCGCCGCTAACGGTCAAACGCATACCTTAAGAATAGCAAAGTCTCTACTCAGTAGAGCGAGGATTACAGGCTTTCCAGCAACTCCATGAGCGCAAGCTTCTTACGGTGCAAAGCCAACTGATCAAGGCCGTTCTGTTCAGTCATCGCCTCATCCGCCGGCTCAACCTCAACGTCAACCTGTGTTTCTTCCTCAGGAACTAAAGCGTCCAAAACCAACTCCATAACTTCCTTCTCAGCGTAAGTAATCGGCTCACCCGCGGCAACCTTGCCAAGCACCGCGCTAAGTGAGTCATAGTCTACGCCAACAGCCGAAACAACATCTTCCAGTGAACGCACCTGTGCGCTTCCCACAGTAGACGGGTAAGCGGGGAACGCTACGCCCGTAGACACTTCCAAAAGGCGCACACTCTTTAGCGTGCGTTCAGTGCCCTCAGCATTCCAAGTGTCTCCGTTTGGCGGAACAGTAAACCCAAACGAGAAGCCCGTCACGTCACCGCGCTGAATAAGCACCTTCGCGTCACGTCCCGCCTGAGTATCCGGCAAGTCGGCCTCAACGCGCAAACCCATCTCGTCTTCATAAAGGCGCAACGTTCCCGAACGAGTCGAACCGAGCACGTCACTGCTCGAGTGATTCCACAGCAACTTGATGTCGTTCTTAGCGCGCAGTGAACGCTTGAACGCACCAGGCGCAATACGCTCAATAAACGGCAGGGGTTCGGAAGGCTCATTGAACCGCGCAGCGTAACCCGTGAGTGTCATACCGTCGGAAGTTTCACGCACCTCAAAATCATTGACGAAAACTCGTGTCTCAATCTTGCTCACTGCTTCACCCTTAGCTCGTCCGGCGTTATCTGCTTCAATTCTACCAATAATCCGGTCAGCATAGGCTTGAGTCCGGCGCGCCCCATCCTTACCCCCAACACTGCCCCACAACGCATGGGCCACGACACCCGCTGAAGGGTAGTTGTCACTGTCAGGGTTAGCGTCAGGTGAATCTAAATCCGCCAAGTGGCGTGCAATCCACGCACTGATCCGCACCCACTTATCAGCCGTCACATTCCCCTGAACCATCGCACGCGCCTCATTCACAGTACGCTCCACCAAACCATCACCAGCAAGACCCTCCGCATACCACTCAAGGCCACGACGAGCCGCCTCACGCATAAACTCCGGCGCACTCAAATCCACGGCGCGAGAAGCCCGCACAGCCGGAATATCATTAGGGTGCAACGCAGTAATCCCAGCAGCCCGATACGCCGCGCGCGCCCCACTGTCGTTGTCCACCGCCACCATCACGTTATAGGTTTCCATCAAGGTCACGGCAGTCTCAGCCTTGAACTCGTTAGAAGTCAACGACTCATCCGGGCGCATAATCAAATCATCAAAACGCACGCCCGCATCCGTCAACTCAGTAGCGGTTCGCTCACGATCCTCTTCAAGCCGACCCGTCACCACAAAAATAGACGTGTCCGGAAACGAGTCAAGATACGCCAAAAGTTTCTCGTTCGTCTCACCGTCAATAAAAATTGTGCCGTCAATATCCGTCACAACAACTTGAGGCCCCGACTCGTTACGCTCACCCAAAAACTCAACCTCCTCAGCCAAAGAAATTGCAACCGCCTGATCAATGGCCGACTGCTTCGTTGTGTGACACCCAAACACTTCCTCGGAGTCAATAGCCATGACAGCCCAACCCGAACACTCAGCGTTCTCATCCGTAATGTAATAAGGCATTTACTCGCTCGTTATGTAAGTGCCGTTAACATACAGTTTCGACACGGTGGTGAGGTTGTAGCCCGGTGCGCCCTGACTCAACTTGTTTTCAATCACAGGCTTAGGGTTGCTAGGCGCGCCGACCAAGAAGTGCAAATCAAGTTGTTTCGTAGCCCCGTTGTGATCAGCGTTCAAGATAATGTGGTTCGCATCATCCGCCGGAATCGCAGGGTCACGCCACACCCAACCCGCAAAATGGTTACCGCCAAATGCAGGCAAGAACGGCAACGAAAGCGCATACTGACCCGTCCCGAAGTTCGTGACCGTGGCGCAACTAATCTCAATGTAAAACGTCACCAACGAACCGTGTTTGACATAGTACGAGTTATAGCCCGGCGCGGTAGTTCCCGACCCCGTAAACGCCAACCCGGTTGCCATGAAATCGCTGGTGTAACGAATCGTCGAAGGCCATGTGATACCAGGCGCAACCGAAACCGTAGCCGTAGCCGCGCCCGACGTTGTAACCGTAGACGTATTAGCTGCAGTCACATTCACAACAGCCGTTGAAGTCGTAACCGTTACTTCAGTTGTCAACGGGTTACCTCAGGCGACATCAAGAAGTTGCCTTCCACAAGTCTTGTCACCGTTGCACCGCTAACAAGCTCCAAATCGTAAACATACTGACCGGAAGGTGTGGCATCAATTGCCGCGGTTTGTGTAGCCGTCAACTCCACAAGAATCGTCCCGGCAGTCCCGCCCAACGTGATGCCCGTACCCGAACTCAGATTGACAATAGCCGAACCGCCATCAAACCCATCACGAACCTGCATCCGCCCCGTGTACCCCGACAGGTTCACCGGAGTCCCGCCAGTCATCCACGTCAACGTGTAATCAAAACTCGCGCCCTGATAGCACGTCATATCAAGTCGTCCAGGAGCTTGCATCACTTCACCTCATCAGCGTAAACAGCGTTCGGGTCAGTCGGGTCAATCTGACTAACCGGTTGCAACTGACTCGAAGCCAACCCAGTGTGCTTAATCGGGTCAAGACCAACAGCCGCCAACGACTCCGCCGGATCATAACCACTAAGCACCAGCACGTTAGCCATCCGCACCTTCTTCTCCTCGGCACTGATACCACTATCGGTAATCGTTACGTTAGCCAACGGCACACGAACAGTATCCGCCGCCGAATCCTCTACCGGGTACAAATCTTCCCAGCGGCGCACATCGTTGATCGTCAACCAACCCGATTGCAAACCCGTAGCGTAGGCGGCCATGCGCGCTTGCATATTCGCACGCAACAACGCATCCATGTTGAACTTCACATAAGCGTTCTCGCCACCAGGTGAACGGCGCATCAACGGGGAAATAGCCGACTCAATTTTTGCCACCATCGGTTGAATGGTCGAAGTCAAAAACGCCCGGTTGTTCTCCTCAACGCTGGCATACGCCATCGTGCCGGGAAGCCCCAGCAAGTGCGGTGGAATGTTCAGCGCGCGCGCCACATCCTCGACGGCGAAACGACGCGACTCAATCAGGCTCGACTGTTGCGGGTCAATCTGAGTTGGTTTGAACTGTGCGCCACCCGAGAGCACGCCGGTGCGGTTAGAGCGTGACCAACCCGAGTGCCTCGAGTCAAACCCAGACCGCAAGTTGTCAGCCTGTTCCTGAGTCAGATTGCCCGGGAACTCAATAACACCAGCAAGGTTAGTGCCCGAACCAAAGAACGTCGCCGCGAACTTCTCCAACGCAAGCGCAAGCCCAAAGTTTTCTTTCAACGCAGTCACACGCGAAACACCACGCACCTGACCGGGGCGCAACAAATCCGGAATGTACAAAATCTCATCGCTCGTCAACGGTTGCTCTTCGCCCGTCACATTAAACTGCAAACGGCCAATACCGTTGCGAACAATCTGCACCGTCGTCGGGTTCAACACAACAAGGTTTACAACCTCGCCGCGCCGGTTCGAATACACGCGAATAAACGCGTTCCCATCAAGCAACAGGCTCGTCACAACAGACGAATAAAACGCTTGCCGTGGCAAATCAACATCAGGCTGATCAACCCAAGACGGCTTAGGCCGAAACGGAAAACGCGAACCATCACG